CACCTCATTCTCTGGTTCTGGCCTCAACGACGGAACGCTTGTTGGCCACTTCTCGGGCACTTCTAGCACTACCTACTACGTCCGAATCGATGGTGTCGGAACAGGTACCGGTGGCGTTGACACGTTCGAATGGTCGACCGACAACTTCTCGACAACCGAAGCAACTGGTGTTGACGTCAGCACCTCACCAACTGCCCTTTCTGACGGTATCAGTATCGAATTTGTTTCCACGACCGGCCACACTTCCGGCGACACGTGGTCCGGCACCGCGTCTCCTGTCAACGTGGACTTGGGATTCGCCGGTAACTACAACGACGGCACCTACGCCCATACTGGTTTCTTCCGCGATACATCTGACGGCTACTGGAAGGTTTTCGACGGTTACACCCCCGAGGTGGACGGCGACGTAAATACCGGTCACGCCTCGTTCAACCTTGCCGACATGCAAGCCGCCAACTTCCGTGGAGATCTCGTTGGTAACGCCGACACGGCGACTGCTCTGGAAACTGCTCGCACGATTGAGTTGTCTGGAGATGTCGTTGGGTCTGTTTCTTTTGACGGAACCGGGGACGTAAACATCTCCGCCACAATTCAGGCAAACTCAGTTGCTCTCGGAACCGATACAACCGGCGATTATGTCCAGAATCTTGTTGCTGGAACAGGTGTTTCGCTGTCATCGACAACCGGTGAAGGCGACACGCCAACCGTTTCCATCGGTCAGGACGTAGCAACGAACGCTGACGTCACATTCAACACTGTCACGCTTGGGGCTGCTCCAACGCAGGCGACTCACGCAGCAACAAAGTCATATGTTGACAATCTTGCTGCTGGAATCGACTGGCATGAGGCGGCAAAACTTGCGACTGCTACGACTCTTCCGGATTCACCGACGTACAGCAACGGAACCTCTGGGGAAGGTGCCACTCTGACAGCGGGAAGCCAAGTCCGCCTCGTCATTGACGGTACTAATGCCTCCACTGGCGACAGAGTTCTTGTCAAGAACCAGTCGAACGCATACGAAAATGGCGTTTACGATGTGACTGCTCAGGGTGCCTTAGGTTCTGCTGCGTGGGTTTTGACCCGTGCAGAAGATTTTGACGGCACCCAGCCCGGTGGCGTGCAGCCCGGCGAAGCAATCTTCGTCCTTTCGGGATCGACAAACGCACGTCAAGGTTTTGTCGTCACCTCCACCAATGATCCTCACACAATTGGAACTGACTCGATTGCGTTCACTCAGTTCACTGGAACTCAGGCCTTTACTGCTGGTGATGGACTGAGCCAAACTGGGAATACTCTCAACATTGGAACCGCTGACTCGGGTCGAATCGTTGTTAACGCAGACACCCTTGATCTCGGCAGCGTCACTGTTGGCAGCACTACGGGTTCCAACACTTCCGACTTTGTTTCTTCGATTACTACTGATGCTTATGGCCGCGTAACGTCGATCGAAACATCCAATGTTGGTCAGGATCTTCTCACTACATCAGATGTAACTTTCAATAGTGTCTCAGCCGCTTTGACTGGCAATGTGACTGGCAATGTCACTGGCGACGTCACTGGCGACGTGACTGGCGATGTGACCGGCAACTTGACCGGCAACGTGACTGGCAATGTTACCGGCACCGTTTCCGATATCTCGAACCACAACCTCAATGGTTTGGGCAATGTCACAATCACCACCGCATCGTCTGGCGATCTACTCAAATGGAACGGCACTGCGTGGGTCAATGATGGTCTCACCAACCTGAGTGATGTCGGAGATGTCAGTCTAAGTAGCACCACCACAAATGATCTTCTGGTGTGGAACGGTAGCGCTTGGGTTAACGACACCATCGCATCCGTCAATCAAATTGATGACGTAACCATCACCAGTGCCACAACCGGCGACATTCTTGAATGGAACGGATCCGCATGGGTCAACACTACCCTTGCCTTTGATGACCTTTCGGATGTCGACATGGTCTCGCTCGCACCTTCAACAGGTGATATTGCGTACTTTGATGGAAGCAACTGGGTTCCGTATCCGTTGACGATTCAGAACGCCGGTGGTGTGTCTACATCTAGCGAGACCACCGGTGACATCCTTCTGTATGACGGAACGAACTACGCCAACACGGCACACACGCTTGGAAATATCACCAACGTCACGCTCACCTCAGAGGCTGACGGTGAGTTCCTGAAGTACAACGGTACTGCATGGGTGAATGCGTCGATTCCTGAGATCAACACGCTCAACGATGTTGGAAACGTCACAATCACGTCTGCTGCGTCAGGTGAAGTTTTGCAATGGAACGGCACGGCATGGGTCAACGTTGACATTCTGGCGAATACTGATCTGACTGGAACTCCGACGGCTCCTACTGCGGCAACGACGACGAACACCACTCAGGTGGCGACGACGGCGTTCGTTCAGCAGGAACTCGCCGCCCTTGTTGATGCGGCGCCTGCCACTTTGGACACGTTGAACGAGTTGGCTGCTGCTCTTGGCGACGACGCCAACTTCTCTACAACCGTGACGAACTCTCTGGCGCTGAAGGCGCCATTGGCTTCACCCACGTTTACTGGGACGGTCACGCTTCCCGCTGGAACAAGTGTTCTCCACGACTATGACGCATATGGGGCGAACCACACGTTGGTCGCTGTGAATGAGGGTCATACTTTGGAGGTCTCGGCAGCGGCGACGATCACGGTTCCACCGAACTCTTCAGTAGCGTTCCCTGTTGGAACTGTCGTACACATTATTCAGACTGGAACAGGTACTGCAACAGTGGCTGCTGGGTCTGGGGTAACAATCAATGGTGCTGTTGGTCTTAAAACCCGTGAACAGTGGTCTATGATAACGTTGCATAAGCGTGGAACCGATACTTGGCTCCTGACTGGCGATGCAAAGGCGTGATGATTGATGGCACAAGATAGGGGCAGCCTTCCTTTCGGAACTTTTACATACACCGACGGCACCGACGCCGGCAACCTCGTCACGTCTTTGGTTAACCTTGGGTTCCCCGCTACAGAGACTGCCAATACGGCAAATACCTCGGTTTCTGGCGATGTTGGTAAAGCCCATGAAATCGTTGTAGACGGTGTCACCTATACGACCACGTCAAGTTTTGAGATTCCTCTTGGCACAACCATTGTCGTTCGAGCAATTGGACCTTTCTTTCCGCCCCACTTCCCCCCTCACTTTCCCCCACATTTTCCGCCTCACTTCCCGCCGTTCTTCCCGCCACACTTCCCGCCCCACTTCCCGCCGTTCTTCCCGCCACACTTTCCGCCGCATTTCCCGCCGTTCTTCCCGCCGCATTTCCCGCCGCATTTCCCGCCATTCTTCCCGCCGCATTTCCCGCCTCACTTCCCGCCATTCTTCCCGCCACACTTCCCGCCTCACTTCCCACCGTTCTTCCCGCCGTGGTTCCCTCCGTGGTTCCCACCGCACTTCCCGCCGCACTTCCCGCCATTCTTCCCGCCACGCTTCAAGTAAGGAGCGTGGCGGAAGGTGGCTTCTCTAGTCAAGCGTTTTTGGGGCCCTATCAGCCTTGAACGGAACGGCAGGAAGTCAGGAGCGCTCGGGTGGGCCTTTCTCGCCTTGTACATATGTCTTTTCGATCTGTACGCGATACGAACGCAAAAGATCGAAACCCTGACACGTAGTTACTGGCGGAATGCGGTCCACCCGACACGTTCTGTTTTTGTTCATATCGCATGGATGATCGCCACATTCCATCTCATCGGCGAACATCGCGTGCGTAGATATATGAATAAGTAGGTCTACTGCGGCTGTTGTGATAATCTCATCTCATGGATACCGCTGAGGAGCGTTCTCTTATTGACCCCGGACACTTCGGCACAGGTGTAGAGAACATTGTAATTATTGAAGATTTCGTTGAACCCGAAGATCTTCGTAGACTTCAGGACTTTTTTCCGACAATTCAGGAATGGGAAAATCCGAAAGGTGACGAATTCGACGAGGACGGCACCTGCATCTACGATGCTTCATACTGGTGGGATAGGATGTGCAGCGGTCAAATTCTGCAACGCACAGCGCCAGACATGTTTGACTTGATCAATAAGTATATTTTCAAAATGCAGTCAGTAATTGAAGATAAGTTCAACGTATCTGTTTACTGCCGGCCACCCGTCCTGATCCGCTGGTTGCCCGGAAACGAGCAGCAGCCACACGCCGACAAGCAACTCAATGATGGGAAACCCAACCCGTTCCCAACATACGATATTAATTCGATTATTTATTGGAATGACGAATTTGAGGGCGGCCAGTTCTATTATCCAGAATTTGATATCGAACTTGAGATCAAACCGGGCCTTGCAGTTGCTCACCCCGGCGACGTACACTACCTTCATGGCGTGAAGCAAATAATCTCCGGCGAACGCTGGACCACTCCATCTTTTTACACGATTACTGAATTGAGGAAATAATGCGCGTAGCAGGCACTCTGGGAACCCCAACAGACGGGATCATCCTTTATAAGGACGTCTGGCCGGTCGACTCTAATTTCACTGGCCGACTGGAACGTGGTCTCGAAGGAAGTGCAACCGACTACTTCACGTGGAAGCAGGCCATGGTTGGCGACAATGAGATCATGAAGGATTATCGCGACTGTTTCGACTTCAAGTTGCGACAGGGTGACATGCCGGTTCCTGAAGAATTTGCTGATCTTGGAAAGGTCTACGAGGAAGTCATTGCTGGTGTGCGTTCATGCGTTAAGCACTACTCGTCAATGTTTAATCTGTCTCTTGACTACGAAGAAGCAACCAACTTCGTTAAATACGGTCCGGGCCAACACTTTGCCGTGCATCCAGATTCCGGCTTTTCATACTCGTGTGCAGTGTCCGCAATTGGATACATCAATGACGATTACGAGGGTGGCGAGTACATGATGCCGTACAAGAACATCAAGTTCAAGCCAGAATTTGGTGATGTCATCGTGCATCCAAGCGACTTCATTTATGCGCACGCCTCAATGCCGGTTTCGTCAGGCACCAAATATTCTGCCGTCACCATGTACGACTACAACGATAGAAACCACAAAGAACATGGCGGGTCTGGCGGGTATGCGTCTGCCGGTATGCCGGGTCTGGGTCTGCCAGACGCAAATTCGCAAGTCACAATGCTTGGTTCCTGAAATGGATGTGACGCTTACGCGAAGCCATCAGAACCCGCCCACCATTCGGCAAGCAACTCCGCGTCGCGACTGGATGGACGACACCTACAACAAGCACGCGTATAAGTGTTTGCCGCTCACGGAAGCAAACGTGAATGGTTGGGAACTCGTACTGCAACAAGATGTAGTTGTTCAATGGGATGGAGTCGGTGTTCCTCAAGTTCTTTCCGGTCAAACCATGTCATTTGAGATCGACGGGCACTCTTACGAGCGAGACATCGTCATGCCCAGCATCGTCGGAATAATGTCTTTTTGTGTCGGGTGGACATTTCATACCCCTCCGGGTATTGAAACATGGATCTCTGGATCTCCGAATTTGTTTATCGATGGAGCGGTTCCACTCACGGCAAACATTCCATCTGACTGGTGGCCCGATGAGTTCAATATGAACTGGAAAATTACGAAAGTCGGATCTCCGGTCACGTTTCCTGCTGGCAGCCCATTTATGTTCTTCCAGTTTTACAAGAAAGATTTAATGCCTTCAGTTGATTTCACTGTGAACAACATGTGGGATGACGACCAAAAGGAATTAAATGATTCACGTCAACGTTATAGCGATGCGAAAATGACAAAACTTCGAGAGCAACCATGGACTTGGATGGGTGGAATCCGAACTGGTCTGGATGCTGACGGACAACGAATTGGGCCAGAGTTTTCTGGTCACCCAAAACTGAAGGAGCCTGATCAATGAAGGGCGTAGGCGGAATCGCAATCGGACTCACACTAGGTAATCTTGGTTTTAAAATAAAAGGGATTACCGCTGATCAGGTTCTGGCAGAGCCTGAATACTTTAAAGAGATTCTCAAAAAGAATAAAATGATTGGGTTTATCGGAATGAACCCGACTGATGCCGAGCATGTCGCGGTGGTTAAGGCTCTTTACTCTGGGTACCACGACCCAGATGCGACGCCTGTGCCGGATGGAATCATGAAGGACGCCAACCATCCGACCATCAGAGATGTAGAAAACAAGGATGACCCCGAAACTTTCCTGCACCAAAACTGGCACGCAGATAATCCGTTTTTCGAAGAACCTCCAGCATTGATCTCAATGCACATGACTACATACAACGTTGAGCCTGAATACGGTCACACGTTCTGGCTTAGCCTTCGTAACATGTACGACGAATGCCCTGCGAACTTGAAAGAGCACCTCCAGACCGCGATGTTCTCTTCCGGTACCGGAGCGGAAGATAGAGATGTCACGCCCCACCCTGCTTTACGCACACACCCCGATACGGGTGAAACGATGCTGTACTGGACTGGTCCGGGGACACAACTTCATGGTGGCAATCAGCCGTGGTTTGACGAACTAAAAGACTTCGTTGAGCAATATCAAAAGAATAAAGCAAACCGGTACAAGTGGGAGTGGAGTGTCGGCGATGTTGTTGTTTGGGACAACAGAGCCGTAATGCATGGTTTCTATCCGGGATGGGAGCGAGAAGACCGCATATTTCAACGAGTTGAAGCAGGCGCAGACCGACCTTTTTACGACCCTGAATTTCGCTCCTCGGTGAATGAGAACTTTGGTGACATAGTTATTGATGATGATCATCAACGAGACACCAGCATGGGTCCGAATCCGGACCACATCCCATTGGTTTTCACGAAAGGAATCTATGCTCTACCCGATCTCGAGCACCTATTCCAGAAAGTCACAATGTTCGTCATTGAAGATACCGATGGAGGAATCCCTGATCAAGTAGAACGATTTCACTCGTTCATTGACGATGAGGACTTTATTCTTTATAGGGTTCCTTGGAATTGGGACAACCGAGTATTCGCGAATTTAATGCGATATAAAAATCATCAACTTCCGCACGCCCCAATTCCGGGGTGTGTATTCATTTCATCACGAAATGGAGATTTCCATCAGTTCCTTTCCCCGGACCGGGATCTGTTCATGAATGATGACCCTGATCCGACTCGCTGCATCCCTAATCAGATTCGGGGTTTTCTGGGTTGGCACCCCGACATGCGACATGCTGGACACTCTTGGCATTACCCAGATTGGTTCCCACACCAACCTCTCAAGTATCGTCCTTGGAACTACCACAACTTGTCTTTCATGCAGTATGAGAACTTCGGCGGCAAAGAGCCTCCTGAAGATTTTTTGGTGCAGTTTGCCATAGATACTCTTTACGGGTGTTTTAATCACATGAAGGATGATGATTCTCGCAAGCGAATTATCGAGCGCGTTCACGATTACATCGGCTACATGCTTGAACTAAATGAACACGAGGCATCTCGTTAAAAATGGATATTCAATCTATTGATGGCATGCGAATAGTTAAAGACTTCTTATCTCTAGAAGAAGTCGCATACTGGAATGGTTTGATGCGTGAAGATCATTTTTGGGATCGGGCCGAACTCCAGAATGATGTTGAGGCAATTGACATTACCGATCCTACAATCGTCGCAATCGACAATAACGTTCTCAATAATGAGACTTTGCTCGTTGATCGTATGCGTGACCTTCTTGCGAAAACTTGTGGTGAAGATGTAGCAACTGATCACGGGCTATTTCTTGAGCGTTGCGCTGACAACTTTGTGATGGGCAGACACTGGGATCATCTCACAGGACGAGGTGATCTTGACTTTGGACCCAATGGAACGCGACTACCCAGAGCATTCAATGAATTCGTCACTCTCTTGTATTTCAACGATAATTACCATGGTGGTCAAATATCATTCAACAAGATAAACGTGACAGTTAAACCGACGGCCGGAATGCTTGTCGTATTTCCATGCGGGCACCAGTACCAGCACGAAGTTCTGCCGGTTACTGGTGGTGCTCCGCGTTTACGTATGTCAAAATTTTGGGCACGGGTGAGAACATTAAGAATTGCCGCTCATGACGAAACTTTTGCAAATACCATACGTGGCTCGATGAGATATTTGAGTAGTATTTTTCCTGAGGAGGCATAAACATGCATGGCGAACATTTGGGTGGCGGCATCGTGCACTACAAAAACGTATTCGACCTTGATTGGGATTGGATGCGCGAATTCTGCAAAACGACCCTCGAACGTGAACGTGCAGAGTCATACACCGAAGGTGTTGATCCGATCACTGGCAAAGAGGGTTACATCAATCGAAGCAAGTTCTTTTTTGAAAAAGGCACCCTCGACGAAATGCCATGGAGAGGAAGTTTGGTCCACCAGAATCCAGATCCGAAAGTAATCGAAACCCTTGATTACATCGAGGCACGTCGCGATGCTTGCTTACTGGATTACCTTGAGCGATTCCCGATGGCCGGGAAAACCATCTGGTGGAAAATTCGCGGGCATATCGTCGCCTACCCTAAAGGTGCATTTCTTGGTCCTCACTCAGATGTGAGTACTGATTACGAGTACGGAAAACCTCATCCGCGCGACCAACTTGCCACACGCTCATCTGTATCCGTCGTTGCCTACATCAACGATCATGTTGAAACTGAGGAAGAACTCGACGGAACAAATTTCACTGGTGGCGAGCATAGTTTCTCTTACTACGACATCAGCATCAAACCGAAGCGTGGAGATATGATTTTCTTCCCAGCAAATTATCTTGCGGCACATGAAGTCAAGACGGTGACAGGGGGGTGGAGATATTCATACCTTGGCTGGTATTGTCAAGGTTCTCCAAATGCGAATTATCTTGAAGCAGTAGCAGACCCGGTTACGGAACCTGACGTTGCTGCCACAGCATCTAACGTTTACATGACCGAAGGATATTCCATCCTCCCACCGATTGGATTCAACTGACATGAGTACCATTGCGATTCTTCATCCCGGAAAAATGGGAGGAACTCTGGCACATTCCCTGATTGACAGCGGACATCGTCTCGTATGGGCATCGGAAGAGCGCAGCGATGAAACAAAGGCGCGAGCAGAAGAGTATTCAATCGAAGACCTTGAGACACTCGATAAAGTTGCTGCCGAAGCAGACGTGGTTATTTGCATCGTCAACGGTGGAGCGTGTCTTGATATCGCTCGCAAGTTCGCCAGCCTGAATTATTCCGGGATTTACTGTGACGCAAATGGCCTTTGGGGCGAAGAATCCGAGCATGAAGTTGCATCAATTCTTTCGGACGCCGGAATCAAGTACGTCGAAATGGGATTGTACGGTTGGCCTCATCCCGGACGAGATGGCTACACGGATGAACATACGATGTACCTTTCGGGAGAACATGCCAGTGAGGTAAGTGAATTGTTCACTTCAGCCTACTGGGACAAAATTTTAACGGATGTCCGTGACGACATGTCAGCAAAAACATTCAAACGTTTACGCAACGAGCGTGAACGCGCCGAGAACTTAGCGGCTGGTCATCCGGAGTGAAAGAGATCGTTCATGGCTTCGGAGTCATGGAGTTTAATGACGTAATCGAAGTCGATCAAGACTTTCTTAGTGGATGGATTGAACGACGCAAAGCGCAACAGCCTGACGACTATATTCTTCAAGACGATGGGACGTACCTAAACAGAGGTGGATACAGATTCACCGCTGAAGAAGTCGAGATGTCACCGGGAAGACTTCTTCGTCTAGATCATGAAGTAAACGACGAAGATTTAAAGTTTTTTCATACGATGTATGAGGGAATGGGTGAATGCGTTCGCCGATACATCAGTCATTTCCCCGAAGTGGGGCCTTGTATTTGGTGGAGAACTCAACCGCATGTTGCGACCTATGGTGTTACCGCTGGAATGGGTTTTCACCATGACAATCTCATAGGTGATGGTGAAGCGAGCGAAACGTCTCTCATGACCGTTTTGACAGGATCTCTCATTCTTCGCGACACGTGCGAAGGTGGAAACCTACAATTCAAATACCCGAATCTCGACTTTAAGCCAAAAACCGGATCAGCATTTATTTATTCAGCCGGCTATCTAGGAACTCACGCAGTGACTGACATTACATCTGGCCACAGGGTGTCATATCTTGAGTTTTTTGGTCAAGGCAATCAGCCGGGCGCTGATCCTTTTCAGTGACGCATCGCTTCGCGCCACTCCTCGCCGTATTCAATGTATTCTCCGACTGGGGGCCCCTCGGTTGATCTGTCCTGAGTGAAGATTGTCGAAGAGTGGAACCCCAGCGCGATGTCTTTGCTGTTGTCAAAATCTGAGAATTCGGACATCTGGAATCGTGTCGCGTCCTGATAAAGGAATGGCATGAACACTGGGGCAAGCCAGTTGGTGCTCTCGTTCGCTTCAACGACCTCATACTTGTGCAGTCCACCATGACCGTACTGTGCAAGATAGGTGTAGCGCTCACCTGACTTCACTGGGGCCACCCCATGAGTGCCAATATAATTTCCGGGGAAGAAGATGATGTCTCCCGTCTTCGGTTTGATGGTCACATCGAGATAAGGGAAATGCATCTCTCCGCCCTCGTAATCATCATTTAGATAAACGAGACAATTGGTGGTTTGATACATTGCGATTTCTCGCTCGGAGTAGAAACGCTGACCGTTCTTCGTGATCGAGTTCGTGTCGTTGTCGTTATGAAGACCCAAAGTTGCGCCGGGAACGTATTTCAGACAGTGCCCGCGTGCTCTCCACCAAAGGGTGTTGATGACGAGCGGGTAAATGTCGCAGTAGCGAACCAGCCCGAAGTACATCATTTCTTCAATGTGCTCAAAAATTTCTCGGATGTTTTCCGGGGTGGTGGGGTTTACTGGCTCGGGCATTCCCATGCCACCGAC